CCATACAATGAGCCCAGCTTCCGCTTACTTTAGCAAAACCATTTTTATCTCTTTTGTTGCTAAACCCATAACTAGAACATACTGCTAATCCATAACCATTAGCAAGAGCATCTCTAGCTTCTTCAACAGTTCTAACCAAGCTAACTGTTTTAATTTGATGATCATTAGCAACATCAATTACGTTGTCTGGTAAACCTCTAGATCCCCATCTAGCACCCATGTTACCATCATATTTACTAAAATTAGCAACTCCCTTATAATTTTTTCTAACTAATATTCCACCACTTTCGCTTACAAAGGTCGCCGCTCTGGCACAACTCATACCTTGACCACCATGACCCCTAGCACCATAAATAGCCTCTGTAGCACCTCTCGCTAACCAAGCCTCTCTATCACGATGCACATCTATTTCTACTGCTCGTGAAACATCACAAGCGTTACGTGTTCCATGGGACACACAATCTCCAGTAGTTTGTCTTTCATTATATGGATTTTTATCAAATTTTAACACGCTTTTGTATGGTGTGCTAAGTTTGCCTTTTCCACTATTTTTAATTTTTCTGGCACCATCTTTGAAATATGCATATTTAGAATTTTCTAATAATTGTTCATATACATGTTCTTCCCATAAACACCCAGAAAATCCTTTTCTATAATTGTTATATAAATCTGATGGGCTAAGTCTTGGCATAATATTTTACCTTATTTTGAACCTTCGAAACATCCCCAGGCTAAAGCTCTAAAAGCATCAACTGCTTTTGCTCTTAGATTACTATCTAATGGAACAATATCTTCGCCTATCTGAGACATCAATAAATCATTAGCAGCATCAGATAAACCAGGATAAGCTCCTTTTAGGTTTAATCTCAACATCGCTCCTGCTAAAGAATTAGCTTGACGAATTTCTTCAGTAGTTTTAACTACTTCTTGTTCGCCGTCTAATTCAGTTAGTGTTGCAAGATCTAGGTATAAAAGAGCCAATCTTTGACCGTCGGCTTTTTTGTCAAAAGAACTGCCGTCAAATGCCTGAGCAACTTTTTTGGCTTTTTCTAACAAAACTTCATCCGTGGGTTTGTCTACTTCTAAATCGGGATTAACAATAACGTCTACGGCTTTATTTGGAACAATAAAGGATAGATTGGGTTTGAAAATCCCAACAAAAATTAAAACACCCGCTATGAATAATACTACTTTAGAATTCAACATTCTCTTTTTCCTTTCCGCACACATTTGGGCTTAAATATGGGAACATGGTATCGGCCACTTCTACTGCCTTAGAACAACCACACTCTAAAGCCAAGTCTCTTGTTTCTTTCCATGAAACGACCAATCTAAAAAATAAATCTTCTTTTTTTTCTTTAACAGTATCCATCTTATTAACAACTAAAGAAGAGCTTAATACATCCTCTAATTTATTGTTGATAGCTGGTGGCACAACAACTCTTTTTGGTTGATTAAAATAATTTTGTACATTTTGTACTAACGAGCCTAAGATTGATTGAACGGGACTAAGTTTATCCTTAAACAAAACCCACACTACTAAACCTATACCAGCATATAGCATAAGATCTGTTGGACCCACACTACTGCTAAATTCTTCAAAACTTTGAGTAAAATTCATACTAAACCTCTTCATTCATCTTTTTTAAGAAAACACCAGTATTTCTAAAAGTGGTTACTAAAGCATCGATTGATGCTCCCACAAGAATCATTAAAAATCCCTTAACATACTTATGTATAATAGGTTCCAAAAAGTTTGGCACCACAGGAATATCCACAACTGTAAATACACTATCGTAAAATTTATTGATAGAATCTAAAGCTATTTGTTTTTTATCTGGTCCGCTTATATCATGACCTAATTTTTCAATAATTTGGATAACGCTAGCAGTGGCTAATTGTAGCAATTTCCAGGCTTCCCCCACAGCAAATCTTTTTACTTCTGCTAAACTATTTTTAACATCTAAAATTAGATTATCTATTTCCTGTATAATTAGATCTTTACTGGTTAATGGCTCAATAGTTTGTACATTAGGATTAATATCCGTCATTACATTCTCCTTTATTTATGTTGTCAAATTCTTGTGTAGCTTTTGATACAAAGAATCTCCGAATCCTTTGATTTCTGTGAGTTTTTTCAAACTAGCATAAGGTCTATTTTCTATAATAGCAGCCGCAAGTGCTGGGCCAATACCTTTTAATGCTATAAGGTCATCAACAGAAGCTGTGTTAACATTTATCTTATTAGTTTTAACTTCTTCTGCAATTCTTTTGACTTCACTACGACCTCTAATGTATTTAGTTAAAATAAAAACTTGTCCGCTGATCAATATGATGCTTTCCACAGCATGTGATACTATTTGTATTAGTTCTTCTTTTTGGTCATTTTCTTTTAATATTCCCATTAAATACAGACCACTAAATATAAAACTTACTAAAGTGAACCAAAATTCACTAGTTCTATATCCAGATTTTACTCTCATATTAATATCTCCATTAGGTATACTATGTTATACACCTAAACGCTGTTCTGGATTGCTGTTATTAATGCTGATACGCGATTGTCTAGTAGAGCAAGGTCTAGGGATTCTCCGATGCTGTAGAAGGCGACTCTTGCATCGGTGTACACTGCCGGTGTCGGACCTCTTGCAAAGACATGTATATCGGAAGATGTTGGGGTCACAGAATTGCGGGAATACGTAGCATTTGCCTCTAGCACCCGTGCGACGTACTCGGAGGATGAAGACCGTGAAATACCATGAAAGCCAGTTTTGTCCCCTCCACCAGCGAACACATCAAAAGCAGCAGCCGCATTTCGCGCACTTGTTATCCACGCGCCAGCCCCTGCGCTAGATGATATTGTCATCTGGTTGTAACCAGCGGTTGCGCTAGTGTCGCTGCCCATGTAGACAGCCGGATCATTTGTATTTGCGGCAGTGATATACAGCGCGTTGTGGTTGTCGTTTTGCGGGTCGGCGTTGTTTGCCCTATTGCTATCCAAAGACTTAGTATTACCATTACCCTTCAAGCCTGTTAACCTATCATAGTCTGATGATACAAAATTATTATTTGTGGGTGCTGCTCCTACTAACGGGACCAAAGCGCCAGCAAGACTATTTGCGCCACACAAAATACAACAAGCTTTAATGCTATCCCAAATACCGTCGTTTTGACAACCGGTAACAAAATCATTGATTGCATTTGCCGCAGTAGTATCTATTGATGATCCAGCAGCATATATTCTGTTAATATAGTCTTGTACTTTTATATTTGAAACTGTTGGCATAATACCGTAATATTGTAATATTTTTGGTTCTATAGATGAACGACTAGTTTGAACAAAAGGATAAAATATTAATTCGCTTACTTTTCCATCTACAGAGTTGGCGGTACCAGCACTATAAGAAAATAATGATAAGTCACCTGTTCGATCCGACCAATCGGCAATTGTATTAGATGCAACAGGAAAAGAATCTTTATATAAGGTGCATTCTCCAGAAGTGATATTTGCAGTTGTGGAATATAGCGCAGTTGGTTGCAAAGAATTTGCTTGTAAGATTGAGCCGGTAAAAACCGACGCAGGTCCAACAAACCATAATATACGACGATTTGTTCTATCAAATTTCATGTATGCTGAGTTTCCAGTTCCAGCCATGCCGGACCACAATTCTCCGCCATTTACATTAGTTATATCAACTTCTGTTACGCCGAAAAATGAATAATCACTATTATATACTTCGGCTGATGTTGCTAATCCACCATTAGTGGTTTTTATTGCTGGTTTTCCTTCTGCTGTAAGAACCACATTTCCAGATATTACTATCTTTGGTTGGTTTGCTTCGATAGTTTGATAAGCGTCCTCTCCATTACCACTTTGATCATACCAAATAGTAACAAATCCATCGTTACCTTCTCCAACCCACGATGCTAATGACCCATCTGATATCTCAGTTGCGTAAAAATCTTTTTCAGTTGAATCATTTGATCGTCTTACTCTAACCACAGGCTCTGTATAGTCATATCGAAGATTGCTAAGACTATAAGCCACAGATGCTCCAGGGTATAAGTCTAAAAATAGGAGAGATCTAGCAGAGGTCTGAAACTTTGTCATAGCATTATCATAAGCAATTGATTGTTCATTATCTAATGACAATCCCACAGAATATGCGCCGAGTGTAGCATCTGAATGTATGCTAGGAGTTCCATTATTGCTTGTAGGATTATCAGTAGTTAAGCTTCTAGCAAAAATATAGTATTCTACTGAATGCCTTAATCCAACGCTCATAACAGAAGGATCTGTGTTTCTAAGTATTCCATTAGAATACATAGTACCATAACTATTATTAACAATAGCTAAGAAGTTTGAATTATTTGTTGTTCCTGTATATAATGAAGTTGTGGCTAAACTATCTCCTGCTATACCTGCTCTCTCATCATCACCATCCATATAAAATTCTTCTTGATGGTTGTTGTCGCTAGTAAAATAAGCATAACGACTTATGATCCTTCCGTTGGTCACGCTACCTTTATTTGTAACCCATGCGGCTAAATGAGCATCTCCAGCGTTATCATATCCACCCTTTTCTGGAGAAAATCCAGTATCTAAATATTTTGTTGACCCATTACCAGTTAACCCGCTGGTTGCTACATAGTCGCTAGAAATAAAGTTAATATTGGTATCTACAGAGCTTCCAATTTCTGTTGGATCATAATCGCTTAGAGAACCGGATTCCAATTGCGGAGATGATAATATTAATGAATGAGTAATATCACCCGTGTAACTAGGAAGAGA